TAATTAGGAGGCGGTAATGTTAAGACCAGTATTTGAAGACTCAAATGTATTTAGGTATGAGGATTTATATCTACATTCAGTCGGTGCACCAGCAGGCAACAAGATCCTAAATACATGTCTTGAGATTGCCCATATGCTAATTGATAAGAATATATCGTATGGCAATTCAGCCTTGGAACCAGCCAGAATATTTTCAACGGCGGATGCAACAGAACAATTAAAGGTTCGCATTGATGATAAATTAAACAGAGTTAAGAATAATCAAGGGTATGCTGGAGATAATGATATAGACGATCTAATAGGATACTTAGTCCTATATAAGATTGCTAAGTCTAAATCTGATTGACATTTTAGTCGACTGAAAGTATACTGTATAAATGAGCGAAATAGAATTGTCAGATCGTTTTGACAGAATGAATAGAGTGGTTGAAGAACTACTTAAAGGCAGTACGCCAACTCAAATTGCAACTATTACAGGTATCCAGCGCAAAGAAGTTCTTGAGCTTATTGGAGACTGGAAAGATGTAGTTCATAACGATAGCAACATAAGAGACCGTGCAAGAGAAGCCATATCTGGGGCTGACCAGCATTATGCAATGTTGATCAAGGAGTCTTGGAAGACCGTAGAAGATGCAGATCAGTCTGGGCAACTAGGCATTAAGTCTGGTGCATTAAAGCTAATTGCAGATATAGAGGCAAAGCGCATAGGCATGCTTCAGTCAATTGGAGTTCTTGAAAACAATGAGATTGCAAATCAAATTGCAGAAACAGAACGTAAGCAGGACATCCTAGTAAAGATTTTAAAAGAAGTAACATCAACTTGCCCTAAATGCAAGATGGAAGTTGCAAAAAGATTATCTCAAATCACTGGGGTAATTGAATCAGTCCCAGTAGAGGAAGCGGATGTCGTTTGAGTTTGAAGATCTCATCGACATGCTTGATGGGGAGGAGTTCGATGAAAAACCAGTCGATCTTAAAACGTTTGTTAGAAGTCCAGAATACCTTGGGCTTCCAGAACTTTCTGACTACCAGTACATCCTCATTGAAAAAAGTTCGCAGATCTACAAAGAGTCAACGCTTATCAAGTTATTCGGAGAAGAAGAAGGAAAAATAAGATTTAAGCAAACTGCAAATGAAATTGTTGCACAACTAGGTAAGGGATCTGGAAAAGATTATTGCTCTACAATTGCTACTGCCTATATAGTATATTTACTATTGTGCCTTAAAGATCCAGCAACATACTACGGCAAACCTCCAGGCGACAGCATTGATATTATTAACATCGCAATTAACTCTCAGCAGGCAAGCAATGTTTTCTTTAAAGGATTTAAAACAAGAATTGAAAAGTCACCGTGGTTTGCTGGTAAGTATACAGACAAGGCTGCAGAAATTAAGTTTGACAAAGCTATTACAGTACACTCAGGGCACTCAGAGCGTGAAGCCTGGGAAGGTTATAACGTTATAGTAGTTATTTTGGATGAGATCTCTGGATTTGCAATTGATAACACTACAGGACATGATCAAGCAAAGACTGGCTCTGCTATTTATGATATGTACAGGGCTTCGGTAGATTCACGTTTCCCAGACTTTGGTAAGGTAATTCTTCTTTCTTTTCCAAGATACAAGAATGATTACATTCAGCAAAGATACAATGCAGTAGTGGCGGAAGTAGAAACTGTTGTGCGTGATCATAAATTTAAGATGGATGAAGATTTGCCAGACGGAACGGAAGGCAACGAGTTCGTTGTTGAATGGGAAGAAGACCATATCATATCTTATAAGATACCTAAAGTGTACGCTATCAGAAGGCCCACATGGGATATCAATCCTGTAAGAAAGATAGATGACTTTAAAGTAGCATTCTTTACAAATCCTTTAGACGCATTGTCTAGATTTGCATGCATGCCACCAGATGCTGTAGACGCTTTCTTTAAGTCCAGAGAGAAGATTGAAAAAGCATTTAATAAAGGACATCTAGCAGTGGATAATTTTGGAAGACTAGAGGAATGGTTTATTCCAGATCCAGATAAAGAATATTTCCTACATGTTGACTTGGCTCAGAAGCATGACCATTGTGCAGTAGCAATGGCCCACGTTAACAAATGGGTTAACGTAAAGGTTACAGATACCTATTCACAGCCAGCCCCCATTGTTGAGATAGATGCTGTTAGATTCTGGACACCAACAAAAGATAAGTCTGTAGATTTTACTGAAGTAAAAGATTACATTCTTTCATTAAAGACAAGAGGATTTAAGATACGTGTATGTACCTTTGACAGATGGAATTCCCATGATATGATGCAACAACTAAAACAATACGGCATCAATACAGAGATTCTATCTGTCGCTAAAAAACACTATGATGACATGGCAATGGTTGTTGCGGAAGAAAGAGTAGTCGGACCACACATCCCATTACTAATTGATGAACTATTACAATTAAGAATTATGAGAGATAGGGTTGACCACCCTAGAAAAGGATCCAAAGACTTGGCGGATGCTGTGTGTGGATCAATATACAACTCAATAAGTAGAAGCAAGTTTGACTCCAGCGAAGAAGTTAATATTCATACCTATGAATCAATGAGCTACGATAATGATTTTGGAAAAGAAGCAGACGGAGAAACAAGTTCCTACAATATGATTAGGGCTCCAAGAATGCCAGAAAACTTAAAAGACGCAATGGACAGGATGCAAATAATATGAGTACGTATCAAGAAAAAGCAAAAGAATGTAAATGCTGTGGCAAGCATGTTCCACTTCCTACAGTATTAAAAGAATACAACGGAGTAGTTCTTTGTCCAACTACATTCTCTAATGTAATTGAATATAAAAGAATATGGAAACTCGCTGGTCACAGGCCAATGGGTAATATAAGAAAACATTTTTCAGAGTATGTTCAGCAAATAGTAGAAGAAACTATTGACAAAAACGAGGACGGCACGTTATAATATAACACTAAGCAACATTAGCTTAGTTGGTTAAAGCCCCGAACTCATAATTCGGTAATCGTAGGTTCAAGTCCTACATGTTGCACAAGGAGATGCTATGACAGAAGATGAATCAAATGATGAAAGGCTTGCATACTATTTAGAAATAGGTGCCGTAAGCTTCGAGGGCGTGGATGAAAACGGAGAAATAATTTATGCTATTAGCGAAGATGCAAAAGAATTAGCACCAGAACTTTGGCAATCTCATGTAGATTATGTTGATAGGTCCTTACTTGAACTATACGAGCAGGGCTTAGTAGAAATAGAGTATGACGAAAACCTACAGGCAACCATGCATATAAGTCCAGAAGGGCAAAAGATTGCTAGGGAAAAGGGATTAATTGAAATGGAATTTGATCCAGATATGCCAAATGATTAAAGTAAGCCTTTGTAGCTCAGAGGACAGAGCAGGACTCTTCTAAGGTCTTGGTCGCAGGTTCGACTCCTGCCGAAGGCGCACAAATGATATAATTTATGAAAGGAGGTAGACATGAAAAACACTTACAAAAGATTTATGGCGTGGTTGCTTATGGCACAGGCAGACGCATACAATCCAACAGCAACAGATAAAGATAATGATGGATTAGTTCAAGAAGGAACTCCATTTGAAAGAAAAGTTGCACCAGTCAAGAAGGCTGCAGCTAAAAAGAAGGCCCCAGCTAAGAAGGCGGTAGCTAAGAAAGCTCCTGCAAAGAAGGCTCCAGTAAAGAAGACTGCAAAGAAGACAGCACCAAAGAAGAAGTAGCTTTAAACATAGACGTTAGGGAATAAAATTAAAAAGAAAATTAAGTTTTTTGCGGCAGCAGAGGATTATTATCAGGTAGAAGAACCACCAGTACCTTCAAAAACAAAGATACCAGACTGGTTCAAAAAGATTCCACCAGAAGATAAAACTTTTGGGGGAGACCCAAGAGATAACTCTACTGTAAAAAAATGTATTCCATTTTTAGATTCCCTAACGTCTGGCTACATGGTTTGCGTACCACAAGATATTTCAATAGCTAAAACACCAGACGGTGGTACAAAAGCATATTGGGGTCATACTCCTCCTGGTCAGGACATGCTATTTGATCTAGATAGGCCTTCACATAGAACTGAAGGCATGCCAGTACCAGAAGGCTATAATAAATATGTTTGGAGAATGGTAACCTATCCAAGAATAGAGACTCCACCAGGGTATAGTATTCTTGTAACTCATCCGTTTAACAGATACGATTTGCCATTCCTAACAATGACTGGGATTATAGACACGGACATGGTTCAAGCAAGACTTGGATTAAACATGTGGCTTAGGGATGACTTTGAAGGAATTATTGAAAAGGGTACACCCGTCGCTCAGATCCTTCCCTTTAAGCGTGAAGCTTGGGAGCATGAGTCCCTACCACCATTTGATAAAAAGCGGGAACTCCAAGAAAACTTTAAGATTAGATCAGTACTAAATAGATCCTACATGTATCAGTTTTGGCAAAAGAAGACTTACGAATAAATACTCTATATGCTATAATTATTATGTATCCGCCTTATGGGGATACTAAACTAACTCGCTTAAAAGGAGCAAAAATGGTAAACTCACTAACCCTGGATCTTTTTAGAGATCCTTTTTTTATTGGCTTTAATCGTGAAATGGAAAGAATGGCAC